TTCAATTCCCTTGATTTTTAGTTTAGGTTCTTCATAACGAACACCCTCACTATCCCATACGCTTAGAATGTATCTCTTCTTCGCAGTCCAGATACCACGTTCTGCGATACACTCACGTTTCATGTACATCTTTTGTTCATAGGCGTTCACATAGTCAGCCAATTCTTGGTAAGAACTTTCAATATATTTTTCAAATTCCACCTTACAGACCTTATCAAGGAACGAAACAACGCTTTCAGTAGTTTTCTTTCTTCCCTCGAATACATTTTCAACCAAAGGACCCATATTGATATACAAAGAGTCAGTATCAGAAGCAATAACATAATCTTGATCTCCTGTTTTAAGAATTTTATTCAAATAAGAGTTGACACGATTCATGATCCATTGAATTGAAACTTGTCCAGAAAGTGTAATTGCTTCTGCATTTTCCAATTTATAATAACGAAAATACTGATTACCAATTGCACCATAGGCAGAGTTAAGTTGAATCTTCCTCGCCATCTGAATGTTATTACAACGGGCTACTTCCTTTTCCAACTCCTTTGTTTTTTTGTTCTCATATTCTTGTTCTGCAACGAGCATCTTCTTCTTAAAGATCACACGTTCATTGTAAATTTTCTCCATTAGTTCTGGGAGAAATCCACGAACATCCTTACGGAACATTGCTCCATTAGCACATACTGCATAATCTTTATAAAGTTCAAAGTTTAAACTTTGATTTAGAATTTTATCTACATTGACCGTTGGATGTTTCTCTTCCAAAAGAGTTTCTGGAGAGATGTTATACATCATGATTAAATGTGGATATAGAGAGTTCAAGTCAAAACTTACAACCCAATCATACATACCAGGAATTGGTTCTTTTACATAAGCACCAGCATATTTTTCATCTTTCTGATTTCTATTTTTGGGAGGAATGACAATATTCTTTTTCTTCAAGTAAGTGTAGATAATATTGTCCCACATTCTAACTTGATAGAAAACATCCACATAATTTACCTTTGCATCATAAGCCATTGTCAATGCAAGTTCAATTAGTTTCATCTTGTCTTCCAAACGGTCAACAAGTTCCACGTCAATGATGTTATACTCAATAAACTTTTGCCAGTTTCCGTTGTAAAAGTCTTTGAAAGTATCAAACTCTGAGTGATCTAGTTTTTTCTGGCCTAGTTCAACTTCAGCAATATGATCTAGACGGTAAGACTCTTGATTAGAAGTAGCAGGAGACCAACGATATAACTTCAAATAGTCTAATTGACTTACACCACCAACATCAAAAACAGTATGTTTACGTCCATTGATGTAAATCTCACTTTCAGTAACTAATCCCCAATTAGAAAAACGTTTCATAAGTTTTTCACCAAGGACTCTGTTAAGTCTTTTGCAAATATAAGGAACGTCATATAGTTCAATGTTCCATCCTGTTATTACATCAGGAACATTTACCATCCAATAGTTGATAAAATTGTTCAGAAGTTCATATTCCGATGAACAATAGTTGTATGTTAGATCATCTCTATTGTGTTTAAAAGGTTTGACTCCCCAAGTAATAATTTGTTTAGTTGAATAATCCTGAATTGTAATTGCTAGAATTTCTTCAGAACAAGATTCAACGTCGGGGAATCCCTGTTCAGAAGCAACCTCAATATCCAGTGTTACAAGTTTGATTTTACTGATATCAAACCTAATTTCATTCTCCGGATATTTTTCAGAAATGTACTGATAGATGTATCGATCATTTCCATAGATCTCAAATCCATCAACATCTTCGTATTTTTTATAAAACTCACGACAATCCCTAACTGTTCCTGGATTGATAGCTTCTACCGCTTCACCACTTAATGTTCTATACTTAGAATCCTTTTTAGTTTTTACATAAAGAGTTGGAAAAAACTCATCTCTAGTTTCAAATCTCTTACCATTTTCTACCCCACGAACCAAAAATTGATTTCCAATCAATTGAACATTAGTATAAAAGCGTTGCGTCATTCTTTAATCAAGTCCTCATATTTTTCAAGTAGAGTTGGGGTTGGATCCGCAAGAGTAAGAATCTTTTCCGAACTCATCATAAAAGTTTTTTCTTTTGTGTAACCACAAAGAAATGGTTCTAATGTTTGATCACTTTTCACTACAAATGGATTTACCAACTTACAATCAGGTTCTCCAATATCAGCACCAACTTCTTCAATCTTAGTTATCAAAATCAAGTTGTTGAGTAGTACTATTATTTTAATTGTTTTTTCCATTTTTTAACACATCCTTTTCATACATTTCTTTAAGTGTTTCAATTGGTTCAACGAGAGTAATTACCCAATCATTAATCACTGGAATTTTTGTGTCTTTGCTTAGAGGAATCCAAGGAAACAAACTAATTTGATAGGACTTATCTTCTTCATCTTCTGTTGTTTTCATTTTAACAACACAAGCCTTATTGAGAAAATATCCAACTACTCTTCGAGTATCTTCAGTTTCTCCAATCACCATTTCCTGGACATCAGCAATTACATCTTCTCCAGATTTTAAGAGAACAAGTTTTACAGACATAGTACCTCATCTTATGGCCACATTCTACCAAGAAAAAAGAGGGGAGTCAACCTGGATTTTGCCAGGGTCCCCTCGCGCCGACGATATTCAATTCTATTTATTCTCCACCACCATTACCCCCGTCACCATCTCCATTACCACCAGCACTTGAACGACTTCTTACAGGAACAGATTTTCCTTTTGGAATTTGTTTTTGTTTTCCTTGAGAATAAACAGTGTGTGGAACTGCATTCTTATATGCGATTGTTTTAAACTCGTCGAAAGATTTCATTTTTTATTTTTATTTAGAGATAGTCCTTTCGTTTATGATGTTCAGGAACAATCCTACCAAGAGTGATATTTAAAAGCCCATCCTCAAAATCAACTGATCGTACTTCCGTATCATCAGAGAGTGTCCACGCTCTCTTAAAACTCCGTTGAGCCAAACCTTTGTGGATATAGTTGGACTCCGTTTCTTTATCTTCCTTTTGGCCCTCCACAAAGAGTTTTCCATCTTGCGTGTAGACATAAACCTCCTTCTTTTTAAATCCAGCAAGAGCGAGTTCAAGACGTGATTCTACATTACTGACTTGAACAAGATTATATGGTGGATAGTTTGTAGTGGTTTCGTGAAGATGGAAGATACGGTCAAAGTATTCATCCATTCCAATACTATATTTGTTAATCCTCTCCATCAAAGCAGGAAGATCTGCAGAGTTAAACCTTGAAGTTGCAAGATTAGTCATTTTAGTAGCTCCTTTAAAAGCGAGTTTGTGTTGTGTGGACCCTTACGGCATCCAATACTAATTATAATAGAAAAGAAAAAAAGAGGAACGGAAATAACCGAACCTCTTTTTAGGGTGTTCCGACTTTTGTAGAGTGCCGCACGAATGGCACAAAACTATTTATTCGGCTTCTGCAGTTTTTCCTTTCTTACCAATATTATACTTCTGTTCCAGAATCCAATCGCCTTTGTCTTTATAGGAAAGAACTTTAATCTGGTTAAGAGGAGCAATATCAGAAATTTTATCGAGATTAATGACAGTGATCAATCCCCAATCAGCAAGCAAACGAACAATTCGATTACGACGTTGAACATCATTTACAGTTAGATTAGCATGTTTACCATCAAGAGCAAAAAGTTCTTTGAAGTGAACAATGTAATATCTTCCCTGTTTATGGAGGATATGACAAGATTGGTATAGTTTTTTCTCTTTCCTAGATGCAACTCCGATACGAGTCAAAGTTTCTCTAACTTTGAGAAAATCATCGGGTTCATTTAGAATAACTTCCACCATTTGGTCTTGTGACCAATTTACCTGTGGTTCAATTGTTTGAGTTGTCATTTTGTTCCGCCAGTTTCAAGTCGTTGTTTAATAAAGTTGATTTGCTCTTTTGACAAAATTTTCAGTGCTTGAGATGCTTTTTCGTTACTATAACCATAGTATTGTTTTACACATTCTAAGTCTTTTATTTTATCTTTACGGAGCCAGGGAGAATATCTCTTCCTTTTTCTTATAGTATTTAGATAAAACAAATATTGCATATCTTTGTCAACATGCGAATACATGTTCATTTCGTTTGCAA